CTCGCATTCCGCAGTAGGTGAGGATGGGCCGCTGGGCACCCTTGGCCAATGAATTAATGTCGGGTCCCCGACGTTTGGGTGTACGCTTTCGTTATCACCGCGTGGACCTCGGCTGTCATCGGTGACTGAGCGTGCTTCAGGCTCCCGCCCGGAATTAAAGCGGTGAGCCCATGTGCGAAAATGCATTGTACTTGATAGTCAATTGGCGACTTATCGACGCTTCATGGGCTATCACCTTGATGCCCTCACCGCCGAGCGCGGGAAGAGCGCCCTGCAAGCTCTGGAAGAGCAGAAGAAAGCGCGGCATCCCTTCGACGCCTCCACCTGCGCCGAAGCGCCTTAAGGCGAGGCGTGCCTGCCAAGTCGCGAATTAAGAACGCGCAGTAAGGCCGCCTTTTGTCGGCCGTAGGACAGGCGAATTGGAAAAACTTGTCCAACTAGCGATGGGGCTCAAGAGGGACCCATGGCTCAACAGCGTAAACGCGTCAAACACACCACTACCTTTCAACAGCGATTAGCGGCAGAAGCGCAGAAGTTTATGGAGGCAGCTGAGAAGCAACCTGCCAGCAGCCTGGCGCGGGAACTTCTCTTGCGGCGAGCCCGACAGGCTCGGACAGTCGCTCATATCAATGATTGGCCGACGTTGCCGGGACTGCAACCTCCAAAGGAGTTGGAAAATCGGGCTCGCGCTAAGAGCGTTGCTTCGCTGCAGGACGAGCCTTGCGCCGACGTGCTGCGACGCACCGAGGCGGCGCTGAAACTGCCAAAGCCCGACACCTTCCTCGGCCGCAGGACTTTCAAGCCGTTCCCAAAAGAGAAGGATGAGCTGTAACTCGAAGAGCGGAACCGCGGCGCCGAAGGCAAACTAGCAGGGGATTACCGAGGAGACCGTTGATGGCCGTCGCGCGCCGCGGCAGCATTGTCGATGAAAATTAATGTCGGGTATCCGACATTTGGGTGTAAGCTTCTGGTTATCACCGCTTTGGACCTTGGCTAGCCGGTGACTGAGAGTGCCGCACGCTCGCGCCTTAAAACGGAGCGCGTGCCATGGCAGCAGGCCGATACTTTTTCAACATCCTTTGATGGCAAGCTGATCGTGGATACCGAAGGCGAGTACTGCCGCTCGTGGGGCAAAATGCGCGAACAAGCCCTCAAAACTGCGGGAGAGTGCCTGCGAGACATGGCCACCCAATACCCTTCCACTCTGGAGTGGCAGCTCGTCGTCACGAACGAGAGCAATGAAACTGTCTTGCGGCTGCGCTTCACTTTGAGCGAAACGCCTTCAAATAGCGGGATGTCGCTTGGCCCTTCTCAGACATCGCTCGATGTTCGCTGTTGATCCGAAACTTCGCCAATCATGAGTACACGCCCTAGCTTGGATTCTTTTGACATGTGTCCAGCTTGTGCATTGCCGTTCTCTCGCGTGTGGACTGGACCAGATCAAACGGCACGGCGTTAGCCTCGACACTGCACGCGCCGTGATCACCCAATGGCATGCTTGAAGATCAGCCGCTGCCCCCGCAAGGTCCCCAGTCGCGATCTTAGCCCTTTATGGCCCGTGCGCTTCGGAATCGTCGGGGTACCGGACGTTACTGGCAAACCCCCGACCGCCCCTTTTGTGAAGGGTTTCGGATGCCGGCCGCTTGCGAGACGGCGCCGCGAATTCGGCGGCCGGCGTCCGAAAGCCTCCAAAGGAGCAAACCGCGGTGGGGGGACGTAGGATGGTGCCGCGTGATCCAGCTAAGTCGCGTCAAACAACCTTCAGACGATTAATAAGGTTGATTCAATGTTTGGCGGCACCTGTACTTTCAATGGCTTGGCCGTAGTAAAAATACCACACTACACAATCTAAACGTGAGTTCCTCGATATTCGAATCTCATGAGGCAAAGTGATCTCTATCGATCTGGAAAGCCTCCGGAGCTACTGAGCCGAAACTGTTTTGAGCTGCTCGTCAAGGGCATCACGGCATTTGTAACTCTGCTTGCGTCGAGGTTCCTGGACTGGGTCCAACAAGCGCGATGGTGCACACAATCACGATCGAGAATGCCGGGTTCGAGTTGGCTCTTGTGCAATGGGGGTGCTCCGCCACGATCTTCCAGATCAGCAGGTCCTCGATCATCCATCATCGCCAACGGGCTAATTACACCGCTCGTCACGATGACCTGTCGCCTATTGCTTCGCCGTGTCGCCAGCCGCGGCGTTCTACCGCGCGAGCGGTTTAGTCCCTTGACCCCGTAGCGGGCACTCTTGAGCGAATATTCGGATTCGCGGAACGTTCTGAGTTGCCGCTCCGTTCCTGTTCAAGGCCGGGTACTGGCCTGTTTCCGGCCTCAGTGGCCGGTTTTGAATTTAGCAGTGGCCTAATTTGCAAAGTGGCCTACAGTGGTCCGGCACCGCACAGTTAGGTGGATGCCATGCAAAAGAGCGCCCCAACCGCCGCCGAGTGCCGTCAATTAGCGACGGACTATAACGCTGAGTCGAGAGGGGGCGGTATCTCTCAAAGACGGGCGTCGGTATTAAAGAACATCGCGCGTAGCTTATCCGGTCTTGCGAGTCAGCTTGAAATGCTCGACGAACCCGCCGAGCAGGGGAAGTAAGGCCGCCTTCAGTTGACGGCCTCTTGATTCTGAGAAGGCGGGGGCAAGGATCGGACCTTCAACTGTCCTAGGCGATATCTTTTATCGTTTCTGACCACCGAGACTTGAATTTTGCCCTCTTGCTGTATCTCAAGCGGAATAACTTGAATTGCCATTCCGATTAGAAAAAATGGGTCTTCGATATCGCTAGGCGGCGTCGGCAGCCCTGCGGAAATCTGCTCAGCAAGCGCCACTTGTCTTGCGGAGGGCTTGTCATCGTCATCACCGGGCATGTGTACTTCAAACGTCAGAGTGGCCAATCCATCGGCCACTCTCTGCTTAAACATTGCCTGAATGCAAAACTTGCCGATACCCGCTGGCAACACACCTAAGACATTGAGTTCGGCTCCGAAGTAAACTCCTACGAAGGTTAGCTTGTTGTTGACCTCCTGCCTAATGTCCTCACAGAAAATACAATACCCAAAAGAGCTTTCGGGCTTCTCAAATTCCATCGTCAACCAACCATAGCAATAGTGCTGCTACCAACAGCTACGGCGTTCTGGCCTACAGTGGATGTAAATTTAGAGTAGGAATGAATTTTCCCGGCAGAAGGAGTGCATCCATCTGCTGAAGTCGATGCGAACCTATTCAAGAAGTCAGCATCAAAGCCCTTCTTCTCGAATTTTTCCGGGGATTGGTTTTTCATGCGTTTAAGCCAGTCGCTCCACTCTGGAAATTGCACCAGCAACGGCAAGTCAAACGCCAGCTGAAGATCACACGGATCCCCACCATGGTGGCTGCGGGCTGGAGCGAGGCCCAAAAGCGCGCATATATCCTTGCCGACAACAAGCTCACCCTGAATGGCGGATGGGACGAAGAGCTACTGAGCCTCGAACTCGGCGAGCTGGAAGTGCTCGGCTTCGATCTCGACCTCATTGGCTTCTCTGAGGAGGAGCGGGCGATCCTGGCAGCCCAAATGATGGAGGGGCTGACCGATCCCGACATCGTGCCGGAATTGCCGCAGAACCCTGTGAGCCGACCTGGCGACCTCTGGGTGCTTGGCTCGCATCGACTTATTTGTGGGGACAGCACATCACCGGAAGATGGCAAGCGCGTGCTTGGCCAAGTGCAGCCGCATCTGATGGTCACCGACCCTCCTTATGGCGTCGAATACAATCCTGCCTGGCGAGCCCGTGCCGGCGTGAACCTTAATCCTCGCAAGTTGGGCAAGGTGGCCAACGATGACCGTTCGGACTGGCGGGAGGCCTGGGCGCTCTTTCCCGGCTCGGTCGCCTACATCTGGCACGCAAGCCTGCATACGAGCGAGGTCAAGCTGTCCCTGGAAGCCTCAGGCTTTGAAATGCGCGCGCAAATCATCTGGGCTAAGGACCGCTTTGCATTCAGCCGCGGCCACTATCACTGGCAGCACGAGCCCTGCTGGTACGCCGTCCGAGGCACCTCGGGGGCTCACTGGAGGGGAGATCGCAAGCAATCGACGGTGTGGACCATTCCTGCCCGCGATGACGATGGCCACGGCCATGGCACGCAGAAGCCCGTGGAATGCATGCGGCGGCCGATCGAGAACAATTCTTCGCCGGGGCAGGCGGTCTACGAGGCGTTCAGCGGCTCCGGTACGACCATCATTGCAGCCGAGATGACGGGCCGGTCCTGCTTGGCGATCGAGCTTGACCCCGCCTATGTCGATGTCGCTGTCAAACGTTGGCAGGCCTTCACTGGCAAGGACGCAACGCTTGAAGGATCGGGCCTGTCATTCGCGGAGGTCGCGGCCGAGCGCCTGGCCGAAAGTGCTGCCTGATGGGCCGGCGCGCCCACAAGCCTGATCCTGCGCAGCGGCGCCAGGTGGAGGCCATGGCCGCCTACGGCATTCCCGAATACGACATTGCTCGCGCCCTGGCTGTCGATCCGAAGACGCTCAGGAAGCATTATCGCGAAGAGCTTGACCTCGGCGAGACCAAGGCCAATGCGCAAGTGGCGGGCTATTTATTCAACGCTGCCAAGAATGGCAACGTCACGGCCCAGATTTTCTGGCTAAAGACGCGAGCCAAGTGGCGGGAAACTCCCGTGGAGCTGCGGCATTCGGGTTCGATCGGTCGGAAGGATCTCAGTGAAATATCCGATGAAGAGCTTTTGACGCTCGTCTGGCAGCTCGGCAGCAAAATCGAGATCCCCTCCGCGGATGCACAAACCGCGACTGCACTTTCCGGATCGCGAATATGCGCAAGCGCAGAGTAGGGCGGTGCGATCCGAGAGACGTCGCAGCG